GTTCACTTAGACCGCACCTTACGGTGCGATCATTCCGCGGGGCTTAGTAGTCCCCGTGGACTGTCAGTCGCACAAGTTTTGTGCGAAAGCGCAGGGTTGCACCACTGCTATACGCACCACCATCGAACAAAGAAGCCTCGAGCAGGTATCGAGATGGGAGACGGCTACGGCGACTATGCAAAGCATAGCCACGATAAACGTATCCCTGAGTCTCTCGATTCCAGCGACGAAAGTTTCTAAGAACGATGGAGTCCTCAGTAAAGAGGTAACCGTCTGAAGGGCCGGGAGGCCCGAACACACGGAAGTGCTCCGGAATGGTATCAGAGATGATCTTACAAACATCAAAGAGACCACGACGGTAGAAGTGATTGTGGATAGCTAGCCGTTCTACGAACGTAGGTTTTACGCTACGAATGTAGATAGGTCGTATATCCACGCCCTTGAAGGCATCCAACCCACAACTCTCTCTAAACGGTCCGGTTCCAAAGCTCTTCTTCCTATTTGGAAGAAAACCAAAGAAACGAAGACCGTTAAGAACTGAGTTGAAGGAGGGAACGGGGACGATAATATCGTCTCCATAGACACTACAGAGTGTCTTGTCTCCATTATCGCAACAGTGGTAGGCTATAGCATAGAAGAGAATAGTTTCAAGGACAAAGGTAAAACCGTTGCCCATGCTACTAAACTTTTCAAATGCTACAGTGTTACCTCGATAATGTCCCGCTTTACTGCGCAAGCAGTCAAGCAAGGCAAACCAGTCTGGCGGCAGCAGCCACCGAACCAGTTCGATGCTAATAGTATCACTCGCTGAACTGAGGTCAATTGTCCCAATGGACCCATCTCTGGACCCATTGAAGGCAAGCGACCGGTTCCTCGTTTGATCTTTTAGATCGATACCGAACCTCTTTAAACGCGCAACTAGCACGCGATGTACTGCGAGTTGGAAGCTAACGTTCACAGAGGGTTCTATGGCGATTGTACGCTTGATCACCGATGTTTTATCAACAAAGGTGATTCTGCAGCCGGGAATTTCCTGAGTTCTCAACCTTCCAACAAAGTGGCCGAGATCCCCGCGGACGAAGTCGCAGTAATACGGAATTTCGTTCCGGTTTACTTTGAGATAGTCCACGAGCACGCTTTTACAATCAGAAGTGATTGTATGGCGATCGATCAACTTGTAAGGAAGAGAGACCCGCGAAGGGTCTCTAGAGCTCAGCGTCATTCCTGGTCCGTAACTCAAGCGACTCAGTATACGAATATACTGAGATTCGAAGGGACCAAGGAGTTTCGCGATAGTATCGCGAATTCCTTGGAGTTTCTGGAGGGTCATAACTCCTCCTGAAACCTTTCGAATGCGGTCGGGACGGAGGCGTAGATAACGACTCTTACGATTCGTCATTTTACACTTCCGTTCCATCTGAAGGAACTTCTTCCAAGCTGAATCTTCAGCCTTTTGATCTCCAGAAACAGAGATCTTTTCGGTCAAAGAGTAGGCTTGTCGAATTACCTTCAGTACCGCTGGCTCAACATCGAACCACAACTGTGGATCGATGCGGCTTTCTGAAAAGGTAGAAGCGGACACGAAGTCATTTCTCCCGACGTGGGAGAGATATGCATCGTAATGCGCTTTTTCTGATTCAGGTAGTCGTTTACGGAAACAGCGTCCAATGGACACTAAATCCAA